GGTGCTGCTCCTCTCGTTAAATAATAGAACCTGTCTTTAATTTCCCATTCAGGACTTTTTGGTTTTGGCTTTTCAAAAGCAACCTCAACTATTTCGTTAGTAGCCTTTACCTCAGGCGCTACTTCTGCCTTTTTCGTTTGTTTCTTTGACATAATAAAATATAATAATAATTAATAAAAAAAAATAAAAGAGGAGAAATTAATCTCCTCTTTTAAATAAACAGTCACTATGCTACCATTAGCATAAAGTTGTTAGCACCTTGTACTACTAGACATCTTTCAGACAAGTAGTGTACTTCCATAGCATCAAGATCAGATGTAGAAGCTCCTACAGATCCTGTTGTCCATGTCTTCATCTTGCGAGATTCAGTTTGAGAAGCACGGTAACGTACGTGTAAAAATGGACGCTTTAAGTTTTTACCTAAAACTTGATCGTACACAGAAGATACACCAGCAGGTATAATAACCCCTTCAACACCAGTAGTACCATCGTTAAGTTGACCTCTTGTAGCTAAGTCGTTTAGGTATTTCCAGTCAGACTTATAGAAGTCATAAGAACCTCTTCTAAATCCAGAGAAACCTAAGTTTAATGCCATATCTTCAGAGTTGTTAAATACACCGTAAGATGTACCACCAGTTCCGTAAGAGTTTTGAGCAGCTAGCATATCGTCAACTTTTAGTGCAGTAGCTCTATCTAAAAACATCATGTTTTCTTCAATAGCTCCGTTCTTATCAAACTCAGCTAAAATGTCATCAAAATCACCAAGCATACTTGCTGCTGCGGCAAAGCCACTAACAACATTACCTCTGTCTTCTATAGCCGCGAATAAACCTTCAGTTCCTTGAAGACCAGCAGTAAAAGCACCAGAATCAGTAGCGCCAGTGTAGTTTTCTCTAGCTTTTTCAGCTTCGATTAAAGTCATTTCGCAGTAGTCAGCAAAACGCGCACGAGTGTCACCTTCAGCTTTCAAATACCATAAGTATCCTGCTTGACCTTCTTCACCAGAAACCTCAATCCAACCGATTGCAGACGCATCAGATCCTGATACTTCATACTTATCTTTCAATATGATTGGGTTATTTGTGAATGTTTTCATGTTAGGCTCTAAAGCTTTACCACGACCGTTAGTTCCTTTACCGTACTCAGAACCGAATACAAAAGCTTTAACACCTGTTGCTACAGCAATACCTGCATTAACAACTGTATCAAACTTGTAAGAAACCGCTGCAAACTGACCTGCTGTTAAGGCTGAACCCGCAGCTGGTTCGTCAAAAGTTTCTGTTACATAAACTCTAGCTGTAGAGTTAGTGTCAGAAAGAACGATCATATCACCTACTCTAATACCGTTAGAGTACCCTGTACCCACAGCAGTTCCTTCAGAGTTGTTTGTAACTAAAAACACTCCTTGCGAAACGTGATCAACTGTATAAGACAAGTGTAAACGACCTTGCTCAGACCATACAACTTGCTCAGAAGCCATACCTTCTTCTGCTCCTACTTGCGCTAAAAATCCAGAGATAGTTCTATTACCGAATACTTCAGCTTCTTTTTCCATTAATTCTGGTAAATATTGTTGAGTCCAACCTAAGTTAGCCAAATCAACAAAGTTACCTGTTAAAGTCTGCTTTCCTGCAGACGGGACGCTATTAAAATTAGGGCCCCCTGTGAAATTTGCCATTATTTTTTATTTTAAATGGTTAATAAATTATTTTTGTTTCATTTTTATTTTTAAAGAATTAGAATTATCACCACTTAACACTTTAAACTTAGTTTTACCGACTTGAACTTCACCGTGACTTTGTCTTGGATCCATATTTACGTTTTTACTTTTTGCAACGCTATCCTTGATAGCGTCTGATCGGCCTTGATCGTAAAAGTGTTTAGCAACAGCGTCAGCGTTCATAGCTGTAAATAAAGACTTGTGGTAACCTTTAGCATCTGACATTGTATTATCTTCGTTCAAAAACTTTTTGACAAAGTTGTTAATGTCGCTTTGAGTTGCTTTTACGTCTTCAGCATTGTTCACGTTAAATCTGTACTTTTTATCACCGACGCTATATTCAAAACCTTTGAACTTGTCGTTAAAGACCTTATTAGTCTTATTTAAAAATACAGATTTAGCTTTCTCAGCTGTCTTGTTTGCTTCCTCTGATTCTTCATTGTATCGATTAAAAAAGTCCATAGCTTTCTGCGCTTCTGGCGGAAGGTTAGAACCTGCTTTAATCTCATCATAATATTTAGACTTTTGCCCGTCTAAGTAGGCCTTTGCGCTGGCAACTTGCTCTTTTAGCGCTAGCTTTTTTCTTTTAATATCTCTTTCATCATCAACGTCTTCGTCAAAGTCAAATGAATCTTCAATTAAAAAACTTATTTCTTCAGCCGATAAATGCGGCTTTGTTCTTTTATAGTATTCAGTTAAAGCTGTTAGGTTATCTAAATCAGAGTAGTCTCTGTTTAAATCAACATAGTCTTCTAGACTTCCACCAGTTTCATCCATAAAGTCTATTAACTTTTGAATATTTTCTGGTAGTGGCTTTCCAGTAGCTTCTGCTTCTGCTATAGCCTCTTCAACTTCTTCAACTAAATCTTCAGTAACCTCGTTCGGTTCTTCAGTTTCTTCTGTTACCTCTTCAAGAGCAGGTAGCTCATCTTCAACAACCTCTTCTTTTTGTTCAACTTCTTCAACTGCTTCTGAAACGTTTTCAGTTGTTTCGTCTACTTCAGCATCTACTTTCTCTTGCTCTTCTTCAACCACTGGAGTTTTACTAAAATCTACTTTAGTTACATCCTCCTGTTTATCTTGTGGTTTAAAGTTCTTCATATCAACTTTTACGACATTATCGTCGTTTTCTTTAATTTCATCCATAATAAAATAATATAAAAAATTAGTAATTATCTAGGTTCAAATCCACCTAAATCAAATCCACCAAGTATATCATTACCTGCCGACTCGAATTTTTTAGGTGAACCACCTGTCTTTCTTTGATCTATGAGCTCACTTTGCTGTGATGCTTGTATTTTTGTTCTTTCGTCTTTCCTATCTTCTTTTTCTTTTTCTCTACCTTTCATGCCCTCGACCTCAGCTTGCTTTAGCTGCATGTTCATTTGAAACTCTAATTGCATCAACTGCTTTTTAATTTCAGCTTCTTGCTGCATAGCTTGAACTCCTAGCTGAGACTTCATTTGCTCTACTTGCATTTTAGTCTGAGCTAAAGCTTGTTCTTTTTGAACCTCTGCTTGTGCAGCGGCTTGAGCAGCTTGAGCGTTTGATTGAGTCTGCATTTGTATATTTCTTTCTTGGATCTGTCTATCTTTAGCTTCTTTTTGCTTTCTCCTTAGCTTTAGCAATTGATTAGCTAGACTAACATTTCTTATATCTCTAATATCTATAGCGTCTTCAAGATCTATGTTCTTTTGAGCTAACGCAGCTTGAATATTATTCTCAAGTATAGCTTTTTCTTCTTCATCTGGTGCTAGCTCTATAAATATACCAAAGTCATACAAGTGTAGTTCAGACATTTCTTCAAGCGTGGCTACATTATGAGCACCTATAGCTTGTATAAAAGCATCTTTAGTTGGAGAGTACTCTATTATATCAGATATTCTAAGTGATAATTGCTCTGCAACCTCTGATGTTAAGAATAATCCTGCTTGTAGTATATGTCTAGTTGCTGTGTTAGAATTTGCGGCAGCTAGCTTTTGAATACCAACTAGAGCGTTTTTATCTGGATTACTACCGTCTCTAGCTTCATTTAGCCCGGTTGTATCTCTAATCATTTGCATGTAGTAGTTGTACGTACCTATTAAACTTTGCATCTTTGCTCCACCACTACCGCTTGATATTTCTTGAATAGGTACTCTACCTGGGTTCATGTCACCATCAGCAGTCATTGATCTACCAATAACAGAACCAGTTTGGAAGAACATGTTTAAAGCTTCTTGTGGACTGTAGTTTGTTCCATTGCCTAAGTCTATTTCAGCTAAACCATCAGCATCTAAGTAAACTCCATCTGGAACAAGTCTTGACATTACTTGCTGTAGCTTTAAGTGTGTAAGCTGTATCATATCAGCAAAACCTGTTATTCGACCAACTAAAGACTCTATTCTGCCGTTATACATTCTTGGTGCTACGATAGAGTAGTTCATTTTAACTTTAGTGTAATCACTTTTAGGTCTCATCATGTTCTTAGACATCTCCCACTTGAGAAGCTTGTCTGTACCCAGTATTTTAGCGCCTTCGTATAAAACCTCAACAGACTTTTGAACTTTAGAAAAATTAGCTTCCATATCTTCTGGAGGATTAAAGCTGTCATCTTTTTCTATAGCTCTTTCGGAACCAGTACCTGTTTCTTTAACTTTATATACTTCATTCATATAAGTCTTGTAGTTAAAATACAACACAGATACTTGGTTGTTATCGCTTTTGCTTATAGCAGTAGAAGATCTATTGTTATATCTTCCATCATCTCTAGAGTTAGATTGCTGTATTTCCTCTAAGTCTTCTTGAGTTAAATGTGGAAACTGCTTAGCTAGCTCGTTTAAAGGTATAGTTTTAACTTCACCTACGTAGTATATGTCGTCAAAGTAAGGCGAGTCAGTGTATGAATACACTAAGTTTTCAGGATCAACATACTCTACTTTAGCGCCCTCAGACGTGTTGAAGTTTGTTTTCACAGCGCCAATACCAAGTACTGTTAGATCGTAGTAAAACCTTTTTTTAGTCAACTCATACTTGCTACCATCTAAAAGAACGTTTATAGCTTGCTCTTCAGCTATCTCAACAGCTTGCTTATATGTTAACTGCATGTGTAACGCTAGTTCTTCCTCGCTCTCCGGTAGAGTTTCTTTATCGTTTTCGTACATGTTTATGCCAAAAGCTCCAGATACAAAGTCGTTAAAGCTTTGTGTCTTCATATCTTTCAATATAGACTCCATGTACTCAGTCCTTTTACTAACGCCATAAGGATCTTGCGAATAAGCTTTTATATCGTAAGTTCTTTCAGATATACCGTTGACAACGATATCAACAAACTTAGGTATAATAGGCACGGGCTTCCAGTCTAAGTTTAAGTAGCTCAAGTCACCGTTTATAGATAACTCATCTTTATACTTTTGTATTGACTGTTCGCCTCTAGCGTATAATCTTAATTTGTGGAAATTGTTCTGGTTATTTATGTATCTGTTATTGTAGCCATCAGAAAACCATTCGCTTTCTATAGCCTTAGCAACTTTCATACCATATTCGTAACCAACTTTCTCTAGGTCGCTTACAACCTGACTTGGAAAATAACTTTTTACAACTGAGTCAGCCATATTTAGTGTTTAATTATTTTTGACGAATATCCGTCATTAGTATATCTAGCCATACTTACATTTACGGCGCTTCTAGCTTTATCTTGTCTAGGTTTGTATAAATGTCTATTACAACCCATTATTGCTAAACCAGAGCTTATAGAAGCATCGTGCTTTGTTCTTTTGTTTATATTAAACTTAGCCCAGTCATTTAGCGTTTCATTAAAATACATTGTCCCGTAAGTCCCATCGTTTATATGACCTACGTGATCATTTATATACATTTCAATAGCAGCTGCATGAGCTTGTTTTATATCTTCGCTTGAGTTTGGCATACCACCTATTTCTTTTTCAGTAACAGATAATTTATTCCAAACTTTATCTGGTCTATTCATACTAAACCCTCTATATCCTCTTCTCTTAAAATGGTATAATAGTCTTGGCTTATTATTTTCTGCTAGTATTGGCATACCGTAAAATACGCAGGCCATTAATACATCTTCAAAAAATATTTCTGCGGTTTGTGGTCTAGCAATATACTCAAGAAAAAATGTGTTGGCCGGCGCTGACTCCATACTAAACTTGGTTAGTCCATGAAGAGATCCGTTGGATCCTCTACCATCAACAGTACCGCTAATATCATAGCTGTCGCAACCAAAGGCACCAATATGTTCATTTCCTGGGTATTTTACTCCATTTTTAAGTATCACTCTATTTTGAAGATTTCTATCTGGAACCCAGCTAACTTTAAACCTGCCGCTGGGATCAGGGTTGAATACTACTTGAGTATCCTTCATTCCGTTAGCCCACTGAAAAGACCCAGTAGTTACTACAGACGAGTTTCTGTGACCTTCGTTATAGTCTATTTGCTCGTATATTTTAGTTAGATTAAACAGGCTGTTTTTAGTTTCATCTCTAAAAGCATGCTCCTCTGTTCTTGGAAACTGACGATAAAACTCGTTTAAAGCATCTTGGTCGTCTTTTAAGCCATCTACTTCATTTTCCCAATGATCTATAACCCCGATGTCAATTAGTTCACCGTCTGGTCCATAAACATCTCGTCCTGGAGTAGTGAAGACAGGTCGTCCATACTCATCAATAAATCCTTCAAAGTTCCATTCCATTGGAACAAACAAAGCATATAAACCAGATTTTGTTTGACCATTTTTATTTCTATTTTTGACATCACTGTCGTTGTATAATTTTTTAAAGTTGTCGCCACCTTTATCTAAAGCATTAGACGTTGAGCCCATCATGCACTTACCAATAATCCTACTACCTAGTCTAAGACATGTTTTTGTTACTCGCCAGTTATTTAGTATATTATCAGGCTTTTCCCATTTACCACTTTCATCATTAACTAATAAACTAAGTTTTTCACCATCATAACTATTGTCTCCAGTGTTTTTCCAGTCTATAGTTGTATCTAATCCCTCAAGCTCTTCTAGCTTTTCATTACTAGATATTTTTTTACGAGTAAACTTACTAGCTGGCACACGATACGCAAGCTCAGACTTAGGTCTATCCATACCGTCTTGAATAGGCTTGAAGAAAAAAGGGTAGTTTATTGATATAGGTACGACTTTATCTGTAAACATTTTTTTAGCATCAGCACCGGACTTAGACAATATGCCAAACCTGCTGTCACTAGAAATAGTTGCTTGATTAACTGTTTCAGCAGAACTCATAAATGAAAATCCAGAACGTCTGTTTTTAAGGTAACACATACCATAACTTCTCACGTCTGCTTTACAGGCTTCCCAAAATATAAAAAATAATCTATTGGCTTCACGAAAGTCTGGAGCACCTACGTCTATCTTGCTCCATTGTAAGTACATGTAGTGAGTTCCTGTAATATAAGTTGGAACACCAGCATTTTGAAACCAGAAACCTTCACTTCTTCTCTTGAACTCTTCATCTATATAATCGTACCATTGGTCTTTTTGATCTTCTGGATATTCTCTCCAGTCGAATATGTTTTTAAGCTTACTTAAAGCTTTTGGTGGATCTATGCGTTGCCACTTGTCTTTATCGTTGCTATGTACATTTTTAGGAGATGGTGGTAAAGCAATCTTTAATCCTTGAATATCGTATACTTCTCCTATCTGACCAGTTCTAGATATTACTACAATATCATTTTCTTTATCGTACCCATACTTCCACTTTTTAGATCTGTTAAGTCTTTTTAAAGTGTTAGCTTTTATAGGCTCTATTATCTTATATAAAGTCTGTTCGTACATTTACTTTTTAGATCTACCTTCGGCAAAACCTTTAAATACTCTCTCTTCTTTCTTCTCAGGCTCTTTACCTTCTAGCAGGTTTTCTTCTTCTTGAATACGGTTGAGTATTTCAAAAGCGTCGAATATAGCTAGCTTTTTAGTAGCAGCAGCATTTTTAAGCCTGTCAGCAGTAATATCATCACCACTATCAACGATAGCTTCTTTAGCTACTTTAATAAGCTCTTCAACGGCTATATGCCCAGCTTGGATTATACTCTTCTTCGTCTCCTT